TTTCTTTTTCTATCTTGACAACAACCGACTCCTGTGATACCCTCCTCGTTGGGTTGAGAAAAGTCGGAAAACGCATCCCGACAATATGTGCCACCGGAGCATTTGACGATAGTGGATGCAAGCAAGATATTGCGGAATTTTCTTGTCCTTGTTCATGATCTAGACATTGACAGGGTTGACACTAGCGTACGCTAGATATTACGGTTCAACTCCGTGCTCGACCTACATTTTCAGGATATAGCGTAGCTTGGTAGCGTGCAACGTTCGGGGCGTTGAGGCATGGGTTCAAATCCCATTATCCTGACCATTTTACAGTATGGTTAAGTCGGTAAACCATTGGGGCGTGTCTTGCTGCTTTGGTTGTAGGTTTCCTTCGGGGAGAGACAACGACACCTTCTCCAACAGGACGCAACAGACGAGAAAGTACGAAATATAAGTAGGAAATCGCATACTGTTATTTTATTTGTTCTTTGAAATGTTATGGCATACTTATTGATGTAGAGAGGAAGTATGTATGCCAAAACAAAGAAAATATACTGATGATGAATTGAAAGGAATAATCAAATCATCACTTTCAATTCGTGAAGTGTTAGGAAAATTGGGGAAGTCCCAACAAGGGGGTGGAAGTTATGACCAAATAAAGCGGGATTGCGTTCGACTCAAAGTTGACATATCACATTTTACTGGTCAAGGACATCTGAAGGGAAAACGACATTCATGGAATGCACAGTATTCGTGGAACGAAATACTGGTTGAAAATTCACCATATGTATGTCGAACTTCGTTGAAAAAACGAATGATGTCTGCGGGGTTGTTGAAAAACAAATGTTCAATTTGCAATCAACCTCCCGAATGGAACGGTCAAAAGTTAGTCATGGTATTTGACCACAAAAATGGTATCAACAATGATAACCGAATAGAGAATTTACGTTTACTTTGTCCCAATTGTAATAGTCAACAGACGACATTTGCAGGACGAAACAAACACGGCACCTTAGCCCAACGGAAGGAGGCATCTGTCTCAAAAACAGAGTAGTATGGGTTCAAGTCCCTCTACCAGCACCATTTTCATTATGAATACGATGGACGAACTACTCCAATGGAGGGCTTTTCAAAAAACACTTACCTATTCGCACATACGCTGTTTTGTGTGTGACGAACCTATGTACTATGGTGGTAGGTATGTGGTTGCTACAAGTGGAAAACAACCCATTTTTCAGTGTCGTTGCACAAACAAAATGTGTATAAATGACCCCGAAAAAGGACTCATTTGTGCCGACTGTCGTAGAGACGTAACCTTTGCCACTGTGAAAAAAGATGCAATTCGTTTTCGTTGCACCTGTGGACATACTGACTTATGCCTAAAAGAAAAAGTGGACGAAACTCAAAAGTTGTAAGCCGCCGTAGATTCCCTTCGGAATTGGTGAAAGAGTACGGTGAGCAAACTTACCGTGACCGTAAGCGACACAACGATGCGTACAAAAAGTACGGTCCATGCAAAGGCAACGGAAATTTCCCAAACACTCGCCGCACCTATGAAGATGCGGCTTGGTGCTCGGTTCTGGTCGCTGAAGGATGTGGCTTAATTGAAGAACATGAGGAACGAGCATTTTTGAAGGCAATCGTCCGATATGCCAAAACCACCAAGTTTCCTCCCAACTTCCTATGAAAAAGTTTTCGTTTGACAAAGAGCTTATAGAAAGGTATGGTGAGCAACTGTATCGTGAGGCTAAGGTCAAGCGAGAGAAAATTGAAGTCACAGCTAAACTAATGGTTTATGTGGCTGAAATGTGCGGTGAGATAGTTGTAGATATGGAAGACAAATTCTACAATGCTATCATTAAAGCCGCCAAAAAACATGGCACTGTGGATAAGCGAAGCAGGAACAAGCAACGAGCTTAGAACTCGTCATCCATTATCGGTTCGAATCCGTTCAGTGCTACCAATTTATGACAATGAAGGTTTTGATTGCTGCGAGTGAGATTCCCGTGGGTGGGAAAGTTACCAAGAAAACTGGTGAGAAGGTTTACACCATTCGGGATGACATCAAAATTTACGGCAAGACTGGTCCCGAACAAACGGAAACCTTGCGTGAATTGCGAGCCGACCGTGAAACTCGTTTCATGGTTTCCGAAGACTGCTCGATCAATATCATTTCAGGAGATACCGAACTTCTTTGGCATGTCGATGCTGAGGAATTGTATAGGTATCTTTACACAAAAACGCAACTTGATAACAAATAACGGTCACGTAGCCCAACTGGTAGGAGGCACTACTCTCAGAAAGTAGGTAGTGTGAGTTCGAATCTCACCGTGACTACCAATTTCCAATGCTTTGGGAAGAACGAGAAAAATTGGCGAATACGCCATTGACAAAAGACGAAGAAACCCGTATGCTCCAATCTTACCGTGCGGGTGGGAGATGTAGTTTGTGAAATTTGTGGCAAGAAGTATATTGCTCACAAACCATATTTGCCTTCTGGCAAAACAAATGACGGAGACCCGTGGTTAAATGAACTATGCAACGGAGAACTGGTGAAACTATGATGATGCCCGAAATTGAAGCTTATCGGTTTTACAAGTGGACGACCGATAGCCGACAAGTGTCATTCGCTGAGTTCAAAGAAAATTTGGCGAAGGCGGGGTATGTTATTTACTCCGAAGAGACCGAAGCAAAACCAGTGATTCCTGATGAATTCAAACGAAAGTCATGAGCGAAGTAAAACAGGTCAGTAAAATCATTGATGCTTATCGTATGGGCGAGCACGACAAGCGGAGCAAACGTCCATATAGTAATCCATTTGGGAAAACCCGAAAGGAACGGGATTTGCATCGGGCATATCGCAATGGGTGGAATGATTGTCCATGAACTCAAACGAAAAACGGATCAAGCACGAAGAGGAATATATTGCGTTTCTGGAACGCCGCTTGGCTAGTGCCAACTTCAAAAAGAACTCTTCTCCCGAAGAGTACGAGAAGACCGAAAAGAAGTTGAAGAAGGCAAAGCTTGTTCTTCGTGTTTTACAGAAATGATTTTTATGGCCTACTCGTCTAGTGGCTAGGACACAAGCCTTTCAAGCTTGAGAAAAGGGGTCGGAACCCTTGTAGGCTACCATATTTATCTATGAGACAATGGATTGAACAAAGTCTTAAAAAGAAGAATTGTGGTGTAATTGCGGTCGCTGTCATTGCCGAAATTTCCGTTGCTCTTGCAGCAGAAAAGATAGGTAAAGATGGTCCGATAAACACAAAGCAACTTGTAAAGGGGTTGCGAAAGTTGGGATATGAATGTCCCGACAGATTGAAGCGGATGCCTCGTCCTCCACTTGGCATTGCAAAGCTGACTGACCCGAAGCGAAAAAGTGGTTGGCATTGGGTTGTGGTAGATGGAGACAAGATTTATGACGGTATCAACGGACTTCCCGATGGAACCGTCAATTGGGATAAAAGTTGGAAGATGACTTCTTTTCTCCCGGTGAAAAAATTTATGGGCATGTAATGGCATCGCCTTCTAAGCGAAACGTGCATAATTGGAATGAAAATGTGGGTTCGACTCCCTCCTTGCCCGCCAATTTATGAGTGAAGGATATACTCTCTACAATGACACAGTGATGGATCACTTTATGCATCCAAGGAACATGGGCGACATTAAAGACGCCGATGGAATTGGAGAAGTAGGTGCCGCCGCTTGTGGAGACATCATGAAGATGTCAATCAAAGTCAAAGACGGAAAGATCGTTGATGCCCGATTCAAGACATTTGGATGTGGCTCGGCAATCGCCGCCAGTTCAATGGCTACGGAACTTGTCAAAGGTCGTACGCTTGAAGAATTGAACAATTTCTCCAACCAAGAAGTCGTCGATGCACTCGGCGGACTCCCTCCCGTTAAAATTCACTGTTCCGTTCTTGCTGAAGAAGCCCTAAAAGCGGCTTTGGACCTCTTAGTCAAGGTTCGAGTCCTTGATGACCAGCCAAGTTTATGGAAAACAAGTTATTGACCGCAGCCAAGAAAGTCGTTGACAATGGTGGACTTTTCACGTTCATTCTCTTTGTCATCTTTTTTCCAATTTCCCTTTTCTATTTCTTCTTTCGAGTCCTCCAAGAGATAGACAATGAGTAAGCCTTGCCGACTCCGAGACAAAGTTACGGGCTTGTATTACTGCCCTAGCCGCTCCGTTCAAGTCAAAGAAGCAAAAACGGGCTATTCCCATTACTTGAAATCCAATCTCAGCAAGAAGGGAAAAATCTACTGGACCGACCCCCGCAAGCATATCAACGGCATCTACGACCACACCAAGGTTATTATAGATTCCAGCTTGCCCTACTCCGAACGTGTTAAAGGTCACGTTCTTCGGAAGTTCGTGATGGAAGAGTGGGAACTTGAGGACGTTAATTGCACTTGACATTATTCAATTTTTCGGCTATAGTGGAGATACTATGGGAAATAAATCAAACCTTCTGTTCGTCAAGTGGTTCATCGTCTTCGCAGCAACTCTCACGTCTCTGGTAATCGCATCCTTCACGGGTGTTCTATCTTTGATTTGGAGAAGTGATATTTCACATCTGAGTGCTGTCATTGCGATTCTTTTTTTCTTTGGTTCTTTGCTCGCAGGGAAAGTTTGCTATACAATTAAGCATGGCGTTCTGACCTTTACGCAAAGGAAACAAATGAATGTCTTGGAATATCTCGCCGACGTATTCTTTTTGATTGGTCTTGCGGGAACCATCATTGGGTTCTGTTACATGATGCAAGACTCGCTTCAAGGCACCGACGTAAACCTTATCATCGCCAAACTCAAGGCGGGGTCATCCACAAAGTTGTATGTGACTCTTTCTGGTATCGTTGCATCGGCTCTCCTTCGTTTGCAAATGCTAATCATCAAGAATGGTGTCACCAATGAGCAATAATTCAAGCTACCACAAGTGCGTTGTTCCGTTCGTTGACGTGTTGTTCACTTTCTTGCTGGTCTTTATCAGCATGATGATGTTGATCAACAAGGTGAAGTCGGACAACGAAACCGCCCAATCCCTCAAGATGGAATCCAAGTACGTCATTACGATGACTTGGACCGGAGACGCCGACCTTGACTTGTGGGTTCAAGATTCTGCGGGACACATTGTAGGCTTCAATTCCAAGGAAGGTGGACAGGGAAGCTTGATGTCTTTGAATCGTGACTGTCTTGGTGCTCGCACCACGGAAGTCAATGAAATGGGCGAAGTTATAAATACGGTGAACGAAGAGATTGTATCTTTGCGTGGCACTGTTACGGGAGAATATATCGTGAATGCTCATGCTTACAACATGAAGAATTCCACGCCGCCGGTGAAAGCAACTATCAAAGTGACTCAAATCAAGCCTTACAAGGAATTTGTTGTCAAAGAGAAAGAATTCCTTGCGACTGGCGATGAAGTAACCTTCGCTCGGTTCACAATGGATGGGAAAGGAAACGTGACAGACGTAAACGATCTGCCCACGTCAATCCTTCGTTCACAAAACAATGGTCCGCAACAGGAACAATTTCCTCAAGGACCGCTTCAACAGCCATAACCTATGTTCGTAGCACTTTCGATTCTGTTGTTATTGATCTGCGTGCTGTCCTTTTGGATTCTCAAAGAGTCACATGTCAGACTGTGGGTAAAGCTTCTTGTTATCTCTACTTTTTGTGCCTTCTGCGTCATCTTCGGAACTTCCTTGAAGACATTCATGGGATGGTCTGCCGATGGCAGTCAGTTGCCACGAATTGTGACGGTTTACCAAGTCGTAATCAAAGAGCCGAATCCAATGTTGGGTTCGGAGGGAAGTATCAGTGTATTGACAGAGCACCCCGCCACACGTTACAGTGCTTGGTGGTTGCAGCTTTTCGGACACGAAACGTCCAAGTCAGAGCCTCGTTTGTTCAAGTTGCCATACAACCGTGAACTCCATGAAACTCTTCAACGGGACGTGGTTCCTCGGCTTCAACGTGGTCAAGTAGTCACCGGCAAATTCATGAAGGGAAAAGGAAAGAAAGGTCAAGGAGAGGGTGACGGTGATGGCGATGGAGACGGAGAAGGCAATGGTCGTGGAAGTGGCGGCAAAGGTGGAAAGGGTGGTAAAGGTGGAAAAGGTCAAGGAAATGGAGGGGAAAGCCTTGAAACTGAGTATCAATTCCACATTCTTCCTCCCGGATACTTCCGTCAAAAAGAATAGTCTTGACTTTTTCGGCTGCTCATGTATATTTATGAGCAGATGGTAGGTTAACTGTGGAAGCCACGGAACGGTCTTGAAAACCGATTGCACCCTTCGGGGTGTGGGGAGCGTTACCTCAGCCTACCGCCAATTTAACGTTGCTGATAGAGTCCGGCAAAGAACCATGAAAATGGTAGGTCGTAGCCGATTATCACAGAATGCAAGCGACATTCGGGGCAGGTTCAAATCTGCGTAAGCAACATCTGCGGGATTGATTGTAACGGTAGCGAGTCTCCCTTACACGGAGAAAGAAGGGGTTCGATTCCTCTATCCCGCACCACTTTGTATGGAGAAAGATTTGTTACGTGACGCCATAGAATACTTGGAAGAGCATTGCAACCTTCCAAAGTCTAAGCCGCCCGTATCAACCGCTCCTCAATGGTTGAAGGATCAAATGGAAGCCATAAAAAAGCGACCACCCCCAACCATTGAACAAGTGCAAGCTCAGTTTGATGCTTGTAAACGAATCCGTCGTGAAAATGCTCATTGTCCAAAACACAAGGAGTATGACATGGTGAGTCCGCCCGAAAGCGATTGTTATCATTGTTGGCACGCTTACTTTGATAGACATCAGACGGATGAATCGCTGAGGTTGTTCCATGAAGCAATGGACAAATACGACGGTCTAAGAGATTAAGAATCTAGGGTACTCGGTCAACACCGACCATGAGCCAAGTGGTTAAATCCATAGGCAAGAAACTGTGGCGAACTTGATCCGTGACTTTTGGAGTTTTCAATAGTAAAACAACCGAGGGAAGGTAAAACAGCGAGGCGTTGTAACTGTTTGCTAAACAGATTGTCCCCTTAACGGGGATGTGGTTCGAGTCCACTGCCTTCCGCCAATTTTTGGGCGATTAGTTTAACAGAAGAATAAATCTCTCACACAGATTAGACAAAGGTGCGACTCCTTTATCGCCTACCAGTTTATGTCGGAAAAAGTTACAGAGAGTGAATACTACAAAGTGTTCTTAACTTACATGGAATACTTCGCCACCGGCGAGGGACTCACACTTGAGATTCTATTGTCCATGACCGACACTCCCGACGAAGCTCAACAAAAACATTTGGATAGATTTGTTGGGTCCAGACAAGAAGCCCGTGATTACTTCATAAAAGGAATTGAAGTCTTTCCGATGGAAAGCAAAGAGGCAAAAGACTTGTTGGATAAGTATTTCAAAAACGTTGATTGGTTGCATGATCAACTGGCAACGGGTGGTGGTGAATTTTATTGGAAGTATCATGTCAACCACAGCTAAGTCATCAAAATTTGAGTGTCGTGGGAAACATCGTTACGAAAGTAAGCGGGATGTTCTTATTGATATTCAAATTCGGATAGCTGATTCTTACGGTGGGGTCGTCGATTTACGACCTTACAAATGCAAATACTGTAAGAGTTGGCACATGACTTCAAACACAAAATAAGACGGAGGATGCTATGACACAGCTAAACGCAATTGGCGGCTGCTAAATGTTGGTGAATCGTATGAACGGTATTGCTTGGAAAACAAGCTTCCGTTTGAGACGATTACTTCTGTAACCCCTTACGACGATACTACGTTGTTTTGCCCATCGGGGATGCAGAAATACAAAACTCAATTTGTAGATTGTTCTTTGGTAGGGCAAACTGTCTGTAACATTCAATCGTGTATTCGGTTGAATGATATAGAATCTCTTGGAGACGGAACTCATTTGGGATTGTTCAACATGATTGGAACATTCTCATTTCGTCATTGGTCGGTCCATCAAACAATTGATTTCTGGATGACCTTCTTGACGAAGCATTTGGAATTGAAGGTTGGTTACACAACCATTCATCCTGACATGCCAGAGTGGAAATCATTTCACACCGGCGAAGTCCGACTTGACGAAGGATGTAAATGGTCGGATGGAGAGATCGGCGGCTACTGCACGGAGTTCTATGTTAATGACATAGAGATAGGAAACATCGTAAATCCGCTCGGAACTTGCATTGACGTAGGATTTGGATTGGAGCGGTTGGATATGGTTGTCAACAATACCAAGCCAAAAACACGAGAAGAGTCATTAAAGGAATTGATTGACAAAATCATACAAAGTGGCTATATTCCTTCCCACAAACGTCAAGGATACGTTTTGAAGCGGCTGTTGAAGTCGCTTTGGAAAATGGGTGGACAGATGTCTCACCCGTTCTTTGAAAAAGAGTGTGAGCGGCAGAATAGGATGACCGAAAGGTATAACAAACTGCTGTCCAAAAATACAAACATGCCAAAGGAGTGGTGGTATTCCACACATGGCATCGAGTTGGATTGATCGCAACCTTATGGTTGTATCGTGGTTTCTTTTCCCGTGTACCGGCTTAAACACGGGATGACAGGCGTGTAGTATAAAAGTAGAACACATCACTGACACTGATGAGGCAATGGAGCGTTACCATTCACGCCTACCAATCTAAGACGTATGATAAAATTAGCGATACTGGACGTTGACGGCGTTCTGACTGACGGTAGAAAAGTCACAGACGTTGAGGGGAAGTCCATATCGAAACAGTTCAATGACAAGGATTTTGTAGCCATCAAAAAGCTACAGGCGTCGGGAGTTTCGGTATGCTTCTTGAGTGGCGACAAAAATGTCAATGAGGCTGTAGCTAAAAAGCGAAGCATTGATTTTTATCACGCCCACACTTCAAGCGGTCACATGAGCAAAAAAGATTTTCTGCCCATGTTGCTGGAAAAGTATGGGGCTGAAAGAGATACAACGCTCTACATTGGAGACGATTACATTGATGTAGAAATAATCAAGGCGTTGGTACATACTTATTGTCCGGCAGATGCTACATTGGATGTTCGCCGAGTGGTCAAGAAAATCTTGACTCGTAACGGAGGAACTGGTGTACTGTCAGAGTTGTATGACGAACTTGTTCTTGAGGGATTGGTAAAGGAATGCACTTTCCAACAATTTCTTGAAGTGGACAAGACTGAAAAAGAAAAACGAAAATAGTTATGGGAAATAGAGCAGCACGAAAACTTGACCCGTATAGGGTTGCCCTTGCACAACGAACCGCACGAGCGAAGCATGAGCTTGCCATGAAAATGGTTGCCGAGCGAGTAAAGGTTGATGCTGAATTTGCTGCCGACGTTTTGAAAATTGCGGGTGAAACTTTGAGACCCGAAATTCGCAAGGATGCTGAGGAAACTATCGAGCGTGAAGATGCAGCAATCAAAGCACGATTGGAACAGCCCTCAACCATAGAGCCGTGTGGGTGTAATCAATGTGTGGAAGAACCATCCGTGGTTCAAAGCGATGGTGGGGGAGAAGTTTTGAAGCATCCAACAGAATTGCCCGACCATCCAAAAGATGGCGGTCAGTAATAATTCGGGACGTAGGATAATTGGTTATTCCGCCTGATTTGGGTTCAGGAAATTGTGAGTTCGAGTCTCACCGTCCCGACCATTCTTTTTTCAAGCTAACTATCCAAGCCTCAATCATCATTCGTAATGATGTATCTCCGACACGAAACGTAAATATCCCATGTGGTAATTTTCCTTTTCGATTTGTTATTTTTTGTGGACGACGATACACTCTAATTTGTGATGCGTCAATGTTTATGAGTTCACTCCAAAACTTAACGACTGATTGTTCGTTGTCGTCGTGGTGAATGTGAACGAAGTAAGACATCTTGTTCTTGGTACGTTCTTTCACAATAGGATAACACAATGAAATAATTGTCGGGTCAGAGTTTGTCACTTGTACCATGTTTTGACTTCGCTTGTATCCTTCACATAGATACACCAGCAGAAAATCACGAAAAAATGGATTTTTAATGTGTTTGGGATACGACATAAGTCCCACATCATATGCTTCTTTACGAATTGTGGCATACTTCAAGACCATTGCGGCTGTGCCTTGGCTTCTAGCTAATGTTGTGCTCATGATGCATAAATAGAGGCTCAAGAATATAAAAAGTTGAAATTGGTGAGAATCTCATGTATATTTAACGTTGTTGACAAATGCCATCAATGTGGTAATTTTTCCTCCGCAAGAATTTGTTGGACCTGCACAAGCAAAAAATCCGAGATATTTATACTGTATGGAAACCATAAACCCACCGTGGTCTGATGAAGTCGTTCAAAAATTGAATGAGAACCAGCACAACGGTCGTTTTCATCCTTATACTTGCGGCAACTGCCGAGACAAGTTAGGAATTTGGTTTCTGCGACAAGACGATGGAAGTCTAATCCCCGAACCAAAGGGATATGACAGAGGCGGCGACGGTTGGAAGAAAATCGTTTGCCTTGATCGAGAACTTGTCGCCACACGAGACGGATGGATGTGTCCAACTTGTGATTACAAACAATCTTGGTGCCTAGCACCACTTTAACTATGACTATTACTCAACTGACTCTTTTTGAGATGTGACTTACGCAATGAAGCGTAGGTTCACATATCAAAATGAGAATCGAAAACAAGTACCTCCGAAATCGGAACGCTCGTTCTAAATACTGGCACAGCGTTCGTCGTCGCTCTCAGCCTTATGAGACGTACATGCCGTGGTTTTCCTACTACCCCGAAGGAAATTACACGGCAGAAGAACAAATCAAAAACCACTTTGAATGGATTGACGAGCAAGCTCGTGCAATGGAAAGTGGACATCACCGCAGTTTCTTCCATGCTCCCAAGCACTATCGCCAAACGTTGTGGAAGCAACGTAAAGCCAAAGAACGGGCAATTATGGCTCGTGTTCGTGGTGGGGATCACGAATTGGAATTCCCTACATTCAAACGAGATGCAGATTGGCTTTGGTTTTGACCTTGACATACTAGGGCATTTGTAATAGAATGCCCTAGTATGAATACCGAGGAAAAGGTCAAAGCAATTCGTGAACGAGTCCCCACTTTAGGTGACGAATACACAGCCGAAGCTATATCTATGATGGTTATCTTTGGCTATCTAAGAATTTTGACTGACAACGGAATGGTCATGCCGAGTCATGATTTGACTCCAACTGGAAAAGCTGTCGTAGCGGTCTGCGAAGAGTTTGATTGGAAACCCTCCAACGAGGACATTGAACTTTTTGTGAATGACATGGTTGAGGAAGAGAATCGTCCTGCATTTCGGCATTTCATCACACAACTTAGGGATAACCGAGAAGGACTCTTGGATAGCCTGAAGAAATTCAACGAAAAAAGAAAGAACGGAGAATTCTAATGAAGAAGTTAGTTACCTTACTGTTGGCAATGGTTCTCATGACCAGTGCCGCCCTCGCTGTGTCTATCAAATTGGCATGGTGCCCCAATCCCGAAGCAAGCGTATCTGGATACAAACTGTATTATGTCGCCACAAACAAAGTGCCAAATTGGAAGCCAGATGTCTATGCAAATGGAACAAACTGCCCTCCAACGGTTCTAACTAACGGTGGACCGTGGGTCAGAAACTACACCACAAATCTTCTTGTCAGCGGTGCAAACAACACAACTGGAACGGTTTCCAATTTGATCGTGGGAAAGACATACTATTTCTCCGTCACCGCAGTTGACACCAACGGACTTGAGAGTGATTTTTCGAGCGAAGTGGAATTTACTGTCACAAACTTCCCACCAAGCCGCCCGCAATTCTTTCAGATTTTGAACGTTGCCCCGTGATATTTATGTGTATGAAGAAACTCATACTCGTATCTTTATTGGTACTGTCATTGGTTAGTTCCGCTTCCGCAGTTGATCTGTGGTTTAAGTGGACTCTTAACCCAACCACAGACATGGTGACTGGCTATCTTATTCAACAAGCCACGGGCACTAGCACGAATTTCGTGGACGCCGTGACCGCTCCCGGCTCTACAAATTCTTGGGTAGTTCGTAACCTTAACGCAAACAATTCATATAAGTTTCGTTTGGTTGCTGTAAATGGTGCAGGTCGTTCGTTGCCATCAAATGTGTTGACAATTCCAACGAATGCCCCTGCGTCTCCGCTTGATTTCCAATTTACTAATCCGCCCCAATGAAGCTTCATTGGTCTGATTTGTTCGTAGGAAAGAACGGAAAGGTATCACGAACTGCCTTGGCATTCGTGGTGTGGTTTATATTTTTGGTTGGGCTAATTGGGTATTCAACCTACAAGAATGATGGAAAATTGCCAGACGTTCCGCAGCCATATGTTTATTTAACTATGGTGTTTTGTGGAACGTACACAGTAAGACGCTATTTGGATGGTAAGCTTGAAACCCTTGCTCCAAAAGCCAATGAAATCATTCCTCCGAAAGTCCCTTGACAATTCGGTGGAATTTGGTATAGTTCGTTTGTCAAAAGTGACTCTACGCTGACGTGGCAACACGTTAGAGGAAGTTCGCCGCTGCACAGCAGTTGTTTGGGAGGGTTCATAGCCCGCTAATACCACAAAATAGCAGCAATCCTAAAGCGTCAAAGGTTAGTGCTGACCGATGTAAAGACAAGGTTGGAGCAGTTCCCTTTAACGGGGAACCCGTAGCAATACGGAGATAAATGTAGAGATAGAACAGAACGGCGGCTATGGCTATGACAATATGAGCCGGGATGGTGTTGTACCCGTGAAAACCTATTTGCACCATCCCCGCTCTCCTTTTTTGACGGAAACAAAACACTATTAGCTATGAACGGCTGCGAAGCCCTTCTAAGGTGGGGAGCTAATCCATCAGTTTGGTGATTTCCAAACCCGTCACCATCTTGTATGGGCACAAGTAAAGCCCGTAGTGACAAGCTGTCATGAACATCTACGAATTTACTTACGATGGGGCTGTCGTTCAACGGTAGGATGTTGCTCTCGCACAGCAAAGATAAGGGTTCAATTCCCTTTAGCTCCACCATTTCAGTATCCTTCCTTGACATTTGCGGTCCCTTAGTGTAGTATGGGACACATGACAAATGATTCCGCCTTTGAGGACTTCTTTGAACCTCGCATGATGACTTGCCCAAAGGTAAGTCTAACCGATCCTCAAATCAAACTCGTCCGAGACTTTGTTGCCAGATTGTGGCAGTCCAAAATTGCAGAGTACCCGTGGGATGCGGAGAACATCATTGACCGAAATGTTATTGGTCGCCTTTGTGAATATGCACTTCTTGCTATTTATCGCAAAGAAGCCTACTTCGACGATTCCATCGGAAAATCTACCAACTACACAACGCCCGATTTGTGGCAATCTCCCCGCCACAAACGTCAACTCCCCGACCCACGAATTCCGGCAGATGTCAAAGGTTCTCGTTTCGGAAACACACCATTGATTGAAAAAGAATTGAAATCTGTGGTCATTGATGGAGTCCGACACCTTTGTCCAAACATCATTTGTGTCAGTGATTTCCGAAATGTGTGGTTCCTCGGCATTGCTTCTCCCAAAGTCCTAAAAGAATGTAGCAGCACCAGCTTGATCAAAAATGCCAATAATGGAAAGAAGACGGCATTCTATGGTGCCGACAAATTGGTGCCGGTCCCAAAGACATGGGAAGAACTTCAAGCGGTTTGCACAAATCTCTTGGAAAAAGGTTCTTGACTTTTTTTACAAGTGTGGTAATATCCACACGAGTATGAGTCCCCTAGAAAATCTCAAAGAATTAGCCAAGGAAAAGCTTGGTCTTCAGGCACGCATACTTGCGGATGAAGTGCTTTGCGATGACCGTTTGCCTTACTGGTCTGGAAGTGCCAAGCCAGAACATCATCATTATGGAGAATGTGGACTGGTTCGCCACATATGGGAAGTTGTCAATCTTTGTTTTGTAAACAAGGCAGCATTGAAGATTGACGCCATCGACGATGAAGAATTGTTTCTCTCGGCATTGTATCATGATGTGGGAAAGTTTCATGATTATGCCAAGATCAATGGAGTGTGGCAAGGCACCGAACACAAGCGATTGATTCATCATATTTCTCGCTCGGCAATCATTTGGTCCAACGCATACCAACGGTTGATCAATCCTGCGAAAGCTTTGCACGACCCTGTTCTTCATGCGATTTTGGCTCACCACGGACACCGTGAATGGGGAAGCCCCGTGGCACCCAAAACACAAGTTGCATGGATGCTTCATTTGTGTGACGGAATCAGTGCCCGCATGGATGATTTCAACCGATTGGATGTTGTAAAACTTTGAATTATGATCTATTGGTTCATCGGACAGCCCGGCTGTGGCAAGACCACATTGGCAAAACTTTTGAAGGCAGAACTTAATGCCAAGGGTTCGCCAGCAATCCATCTTGACGGAGATTCTTTGAGAGTTATCTTTGGCGGCACGTACAAGCAAGAGCATTTCACCAAAGAATATCGGGATACAAACACCCGTAAGCTCCAGAATTTTGTGGAATACATTGAAGCACAGGGAATCAATGTGATTGTCTCCACGGTCAACGGTGACAGAGCAATTCGGGAAGAATTGAAAACCCGCAACAAAAGCGTCGTGGAGATTTACGTTATCAATTCCGGTCCTCATGTTCGAGAAGACCGTAAGTACTCTGACTTTGAAGAGCCGATGGAGCGATTTATTTTTGTTGATACAAATGGCATGGCTCCAGAAGATGCCTTGCGAATTGTGTGGAACAAACTATGAAACGTCCGAAACTAAAACAAACGAGCCGGTGGTCGCTGAAGACTCCAATGTTATTGGAGAAAAAGGACAAGCGTTACAAATCCCATGTGGCTCAACTCAAGAAAAATGGATTTTCGGACTCCGAAACTTGGTCTTTGGACTCCACGGTAGCCGAATTTATCATTCCTCGCCTCAAGCGTTTCAAGGAAGTTCAAAACGGATTTCCTGCGGGCTTGACAGAAAAGAGTTGGGATGTTATAGTGGACAAAATCATATTCGCCTTTGAATTTCACTTGATTCGGGACGAGTGGTCCGACAACAAACTTGGATTTGATGCTGCCTACGAAAAATATGAAGAAGGAATGCAACTCTTCGCCAAATGGTTCCACCACTTGTGGTGGTAAGACACCCTTTCAAGTGTCGGGAAACATGGCGGATTATGACCCTGCCATTGACGAATCGCTGGAAATGGTCGAAAACGATTTTGGGTATGACGTGACCAGCGAACACGTCCCCACGGGCATGGCGATGCTCAAAATGGCAACCTTCTTGGAAGCCTTGGATTGGCATCTTTACTCAACCCAAACCATCACAATGGAAGAAGCCCGACAAAAGATAAAGTGGGCGGCAGACCTGATGGACAAGAAGTTTGACATTGAATACAAACGATTGCCACGATGAAACAAAAGACACAGCATTACTATGTCGAAGTTGAGTCTCCAGAATTATTGGAAGTCGGGCACCCAATCTGTGACGGAGACGTTATCATTGGGTTTGTGTACGATTCTTTCAATGGACGTGCTGAAGTGATGCTTTGGGAATCAATGACATTTGATTTCAAAGATAACATGGAAAACATTTCCGACAACGTGGACGACGTTATCCATGAAAAGTTTGCCATAGCTATGGTGAAGGCACCTGAGTTTATTCGCCAACAATGGAAAGACATGATTAAGGAACAAAATGAGCGATAAACCATTGCTCGGCCTCTATCCCGGCTCTTTTGATCCATTTCACGTCGGTCATTTGGACATTGTTAAACAAGCGGCGAATTTGTTTCCCAATATCATTGTCGCCAAAGGCATCAACAGTTCCAAAATTGTGTCGGGGAAAGTTGTTGAGCGATTTCCATTGCCCACACAATTTCTGACAACGTTCAAGCACGACGTTGAAATTAAGACCGATACCTACGATACCCTCTTGGTTGATTATATCAAGAAGTTGGAAGAGGAATACAACGTCATTCTGGTGCGTGGTCTTCGCAACGGTGCTGATTTGGAATATGAGCAAAATCTTGTGGCGTTCTTCCGAGGAATGCATCCACAAGTAAAGGTTGTGGCGTTCTATTGTGACCCCGCCTTCCGGCACATTAGTTCAAGTGCTCTGCGAGACATTCGTCATTTTTCAGAATCGGAATATCGTAAGTACGTTGTTTCATAAACAATATGAAAGTCACTGTCACATGTTGGGAAGAGTGGGGAGATCGTCGTAGCACTGGTTACAATGCCTATGGCGTAAGTAATGTTGTGGAAAACATTGAACTGGAAGTCAAGGACAAATCGGAGATTTCCGCCAAGTTGACTGCCAATGGCTTCACGCACACGGGGTTCCAAATTCAAGCCGTCAAAATTGACTGACAAAAAGCTTGACATTTTCGCCCATGCTGCTATATTTATTGGCAAGATAGTTGATCTTTGAATTGCGGGTGAGTGGAACGGATACGTAAACCATTCCAGTTTCATAAGCTGAGAGATACCGGGTTCAACTCCCGTGATCCGCAACCAATTTAGTATTTGCAGGAACAAGCCAAGGGACGCTGAAGCGGCTCATAACCGCTGCACTTAATTGTGCTATGTTGGGTTCGATTCCCATTTCTGCTACGGGGCCATCTGTATAACGGTAATACGGTAGCTTTGCAAGCTACAAATCGGGGTTCGATTCCCCGTGGCTCCACCAAGTTTGGGCTGTGACAACCTGTAGCACCCCGTTCACTTAAATGTGTCGGCTGGGTGTATTAGAGAAACACAGCCTGTTTGATGTAGTGTTCGGTTGTTTCAAAGGAAACGCAAAACGAAAAAGGTGACTCTCGGCTAATTAGAGACGATCCGAGTCGCAAGACTTGTATTAGCTCCGGGTCATCCGTGACAGTAGTTACGTGAGCGTTTGAATCCGAAGAAATTGAACGGATTAAGGAACTGTGGGTTGAATTCCCAAACGGAACACCAATTTACGACGGGGCTTTAGCTCATTTGGTAGAGCGATTCTCTGGCAGAGAATAGGTGACGGGTTCGAATCCCGTAAGCTCCACCAGATTTGATCAATAGAATCGGTGGTTTGATGGTTGTTGTCGATATTTATATTTGTCAGCAATAATCCATTAACCAAAGGAGAAACTATGATCATTGGATTGCTTATCGGTGCTGTTGTTGGCTTCGTAGTCGGAGTCCTCTTCGGTCGCAGAAACAAGAACAAAGTTGAAGCGGCTGTGGCTCAGGCAAAGAAGATCAGTGGCAACAGGCTGTAAGAAAAAGTTTTGACACGTTTGCTAGTAACGTATAAACTAGCGACGAATTGGTGCTTAGTGTAGTGGTAGCACGTTTCGCTCTGAACGAAGAAGTAAGGGTTCGATTCCTTTAGCACCAGCCATTTTGACGTAGTTGCTCTGTCTGTTAAAATTCCTCATAGTGGGGACACATGAGGCGAATACGAGCAAAAAGTAGGCACTTTAGTTGTGCTGAAGATCGTAACAGGAGGCTACAACCTAAAGAGTAGCTGTGTGAGACCGGCAAGCCCGTGGTCGACATCAATTGCGTCATTGGAAGTGTGACCGAGTGGATTAAGGTACTCGCTTGGAAAGCGAACGGGGTCTAAAAAGCCCCCGTAGGTTCGAATCCTACCACTTCCGCCAATTTTAAGGTGCAGCCGAGACTAGCGATGGAGGTTTAATTCCTCCGCAAAGTGAAACGCACGTCGGAGGTATGTGTTGACAAATACATATCCGCATCTTGAATATGGAAGGTAAACCGGCGAGGCGTCGGAACTGTTTCGAAAACAGATTGCTCCTTTAGTGTGAGTGGGGTTCGAGTCCTCTGCCTTCCGCCACTTTTATGTCCAAGAAAAAAGTTTCAAAAAAGTCCTCGGACAAACCCACCAAAAAAATTTCTCCTAAAAAAGATTACAGTGTATGCGATAGATGTGGTCAACATTATCGTCAATGTAGTTGTTATGAAGGAGTGAGTGATTATTTCGATCCACAAAACTATTGCGGAGGATATTGATTGCTACAGCGACCCTCCGAAACTTCTCCATATTCCCCGCCCATAGAAGCTGACATGCCACCAAAAACTGCCGTGATGTTTGCCTTCAAAAATGTACTCCCTCACCATCTTCCCCATACACTTCAAATGCAACCAAGCGTGATACGGATTGAACTCTCGTTTCATGCTCTATAAATATCCCGCCTGTTCTTCAAAAAAGAGTTGACAACTCTCTTCTTTCATGTTACTCTTCACGAATGCAAAATGATATTGGAACATGGTTCCTGCTGTTGAGCTTAGTGCTCCCTCGTTGTACCCTTTTCTTTTGGTGGATCACCGGCAATCTTCCCTTCAATACGACTCCCTTCCTCGGCGATCTTTTCGCAACCATCTTCGTTCCTCGTATCCTCATTCTTGTTTGGATTTACAACCTTCAAGGCATGTCAGGATGGTTTTGGATTCATCTTGTCGCTCTTTTCTTCGTGTGGGGATGGAGCATTCTGAACGGGATTATTAAGGCTGCGTCAAGAAACCGTTAATGGACAAAGAATTTCCATCGTATTTCGTTCGCTGCACTTGCACTTGTCAGATGCTTGAAGCAGAGAAGTATGAATACACGTACACGGACCCAAAGACAGGAAAGATGGTCGTGGAAGATACTGGCTTCAATTTTACGGTTTGGAACCGAGGGCGTCACGGAAAAGTGATGACTTGGAAAGAAAGATTTCGGTGGTGTTGGAACATCCTCAAAACAGGAAGTCCGTGGGCAGACGACATCATCGCAACTAACAAAGACGCCCGTGGACTTGCCATATTCATCCTCAAAAATCTTCCAAGCGAAGAATCCGATGAAAAAGCAAAAGTCTAATCAGACTGAATCCGCCCCTGTTGCTTCACAGGGAACAGCGGTCAAACTGGAAGCAAAACCAACCAAATTCGTCGTCGTCCGTGATGGGTATCGTGTTTCCGAAAAGGAATACGAAACGGCAGATGCCGAAGTCGCAGTCGCAGAGAAGGAATTCTGGACCCGCATTGCGAATGTTCATTCCCACGGCGAGCCTGTGGCGATTGTTCAATACGAATCAAAGAAACACCGTGTATGGTGACAAGGAGATCACCGCAACAGTGGGGTTAAATGTGTTGTGGTGAGCGTACGTGAGTACGTGAGCGAGAGCCGACTTAGGCTCTCGCTTTTTTATTGTACTCATTTCATCATTATGGTCATGTTATCAGATATTTATTAGTATGGTCAGAAAGAGCAAACAGACCAGTATGAAAGATAACGAGTTATACATTCTTCCATCGCCGAGCGAAGAAATGAAAATCTTCGTCAACAAATTTCGTGTTGACATGATGGAACACATCGTATCTTCGATTAAATTTGCAATCGAACACAAACTCCCAATTGTAGAAGTATTTCAGTTCAAGAATTCTCCCTTTGTAGTCACCATTGCTGAGAGAGAATTTGAACCCAATTTGGAACACATCAACAAATTCTATCTCGAAAACGAGATGTATGAATTGTGTCCCAAGGTAGAAGGGTTACGACAACTCCTCAAAAAGAAGAACGATGAAAAAGAAAAACCAGAAACGGATGGTAGCGGAACTGACTTCCCAGACGACTAATGAAACAGTTGCTCATACAGACCGCAGTCCTGTCATTCCTCAGCGTTCCAAACTCAAATCACCCCTAAACATATACCAACGACCACTTACTCCAAAGCAACAACAATTTTTGGAACTCGCCGCTGACAAAGAAACAAAAATCATCTTTGTCACTGGTCCCGCTGGAACAAGCAAAACCTTTCTTTCGGTCTTGCATTCTCTCAAAATGATCTCGGAAAAACGAGTCAGCGACTTGGTGTATATCCGAAGTGCCGTGGAAAGTGCGGATGCTAAACTTGGATTTCTTCCCGGTGAAGCAGACCAAAAACTTGCTCCATACATTCAACCTCTGCTCGATAAACTTGTAGAAATGCTTCCAAAAACGGACATTGATACACTTTTGAAAGAAGAACGTGTTGCGGGCGTACCCGTAGGATTTCTTCGTGGATTAAGCTGGAACGCCAAGGTTATTATAGCCGACGAAGCTCAGAACATGACGTTCAAGGAACTTTTCACACTTATTACACGCATTGGAGAGTTCTCCAAAGTATTTATATTGGGTGATCCTGAGCAAAGCGACATCAACGGAAAGAGTGGGTTTATAAAAATGATCAGTCATTTTGACAACGAAGAAAGCCGTCAGAATGGCATCCATGTTTTCCATTTTACCGAGGACGATATTGTCCGAAGTGGTCTCGTGCAATTTATAATCAAAAAGGTGAAAAAAGCTCAGTGATCGCTATGTATAGTGTATTATGGCGAACAAGCGTGTATCAGAACTGACGCAAATCACTACCGGCGAGCTAAACTCGGCGGATTTATTCCTTTTGTCAGACGTTTCTACGAATGAGTCGAAGAAACTCACGCTCGGCGATCTAAATACCTACATCCTCACGGGTGGAAATCTCACAGGCTCTTTCTATGGAACAGCTTCTTGGGCAAACAACGCTCAAACTGCTTCTTTAGCAACCAATACTGTAACCGCTTCGTACTCCCTTACTGCATCTTTTGCGTTGAATGGTGGAACGGGTGGTTCGGCAATCTCCGCATCTTTTGCCTCTGCATCGATCAGTTCATCGTATGCAAGAACTGCTTCGTTCGTTTCTGTAGCTAATGCTGCGACAGCAAGTTTTGCCACGTCTTCACGATTTTCCGATTCAGCCTCGTTCGTCATTTACACTGGTGGTAACAATGGAACGATTACAAACGCCATAAATGCAGTCAATGCCACGAATTCTACCAGTGCATCCTTTGCCTCCACATCAAATACAGCGTCTTATGCTCTGTCTTCTTCTATTGCTGCTGTTGCTCAGGTAGCTACTACCGCTCTTACGGCAACATCTTCGTCATTTGCATCATATGCACAGACGGCATCTATTGGAATTACGACCAATGTACAGACAAGTGCTTCTTGGGCATCTCGTTCTTTGAGTGCATCTGTTGCCGACAATGCCGTTGACGCTCAGTTCGCCATAACTGCGTCATATGTGTTGCCGGACCTTTCGTTACAACAAGAAGGTATATTCCTTGCAATCAGTCAGTCAAACTACCGAAGCCAACTTGACAAGGTTAACATTGAGCCATTTTTCTCTGGACCAGCAACAACGTCCGTTGAAGCAGTTGGAACAATCGTCGCTCCATATACATCGTCGATTCTTCTCAACGAAACTGTTACTTTGTATGCATTGGGACGTGAAACTGGTATCCTTTATACCATTGATGCGACTCCAATTTACGTCAATATCCAAGGTCAATTTGGAAGTATTTCGGCATCTGTTCAAGCATCTTTGCAAGGACAATTGACGGGTTCTATTACTGGTTCGACCCAAGGATCGATTGCAGGAACAGTCGCATCTACAATTTCGGGTGCAGCATCGGGATCAATCTCCGGTTCTCTTGTTGGAGGATTCACGGGTTCAATCTCTGGTTCACCCGCTCAAGGGGATATTACTGGTTCGGTCACTGCATCCTATAATGCAATTTTGACAGCATCGTTGGCAGGAACGATGACCGGAAATTACACCGGCTCTCTGACAAGTTCAATCAGTGCCAGCTACAACGGTATTATCACAGGTTCAATTTCTGGTTCAGTACAAACATTCTTGTCTGGTGCAATGAAGATTCCATTCTCGTTGATGGGACAACTTTATTTGCCAACGGGTTCTTACATGTTCTTCATTACTGCGTCAACCAGTAAGATATTCATTGAACCAACTCGCACGACACGGTTCAGTGTTGCAAGTAACATAGGTCAATTTGGAATTACATCGGGTGAAGTCATTCAATTGACTACGACAAATCCGGCTGACTTGATTACATTCAGTTCTTCCTTGAATGGTGGTCCGTTCATAGATACTGCAACTAATATCGTAGCATCTGGATCAAGTGATGTAATTTTCATGGATATTAGCTCCGTGGGTGCTATTCGTTATGTGTGGACTTGCACGAATTTGCAATACCTATATTCCAACGGAAACATTTTCTTGAACGACGTTCAAGGTATGCCTGCATCTATTGTAACGATGTCGTTGCAAAATGGTGTTCTTAGCACATTGTATGATTTGTCGGCAACGTCGGCATCTATTTTGAATGTTTCCAATAACCAATTGACGGTTCTAGGAGATTTGCCCGCAACGATGTCTTACATCAACGTATCGACAAATCCAATTCTGACTCTGCCCGACATTCCGTACGGAGTAACACAACTCTATTGTAACTCACTGGCTATCGCCTCGCCGCCAGACAATTTCAACAGTCAGATTGTGTCTATGTCTTTCAACAGCAACCCAAGTTTGAACCTATGGTTGACTACATTGCCTACGTCTTTGTCTTCATTTGAAGTATCAACTTGTCCGTCTTTGACTGCATTGCCAACAATTCCGGCAAACGTGAGATACTTGAATGTCAGCAGCGATGGATTGACCGATGTTGCTCAAGACAACATTTGTGCAAATCTCGTGAGCAATGGACTTCTCTCAGGCTCCTTGAACTTGCTTGGTAATGCAAGTCTCTTGCCAGTTACATTAACAAGAATTTCCACGCTGCAATCAAGAGCGTGGACGGTCTCTTACTAATAGCTTATGTTTACTGGAAGCATCAAGATTAGCGAATTGGACGCACTGACAACAGTGCTTGGGAGAGACTTTTTCCCTGTAGTTCAAAGTGGTTCGCTAACGACTTTTCGAGTCAGTGTCACAACCCTAAATGATTGGTTCCGAATTAGTGGTTCGGCTCTGTCGGCATCATGGGCATCACGCTCACTCGACTCTACTCAAACCATCTCGGCATCGTGGGCATCAAGTTCTATTGATTCCATTCAAACCATCTCGGCATCGTGGGCATCAAGTTCTATTTCTGCAAGCTATGCTCGGTCATCGTCACGTTCCGAACAGACTCTTTCATCGTCATTTGCATCACAAGCTATCAGTGCATCATATGCTCCATTCAGCCAAGCATTTCAAGCGTCGGCTTCGTGGGCATCTCAATCGCTTAGTTCAAGTTATGCGGTTTCTGCTTCGTTTTCTCCAACCGTAGGAGATACTGTTCCAATTGGAACAATCATGTCATTTGCAAGCACCACTGTTCCTAACAATTGGTTGGAATGTAATGGTGACGCTAAGTCCACAGCATCTTTTGCAGAACTCTATACTGCAATTCAAAATAACGACGGAACTGCATCATTCGGTTATCTTTCAGACCAATTTGGAAACCGAAATTCATCGGGTGGATATTTCAAAATTCCAGACTTCCGTGGTGAATTTATTCGTGGATGGGATCATAACCGTGGTATTGACAATAGTCGTATTTTTGGAACGTCTCAAAACCACGTATTCCAAAGCCACGATCATAACGTCGGTGTGGAAGGAAGCGGAATTAGTTCTGGTTCTACAGCCGGAAATCTTCGTACGGGTGGTAGTGAAGAAGTAGATTGGGCGGGTGGTAGTACTAACCAATATGGTAAAACCGTAACTCGTGGTGGAGAGGAAACTCGTCCACGTAACGTGGCTGTCATGGTTTGTATTAAGTACACCAACGCAACCAATTTTGCATCATCTGGTGCAACCATTTCCGGAGATGTCGTAGGAACTCTTTCGGCATCCAATGTCATTAAGATTCAAAACATTCCCGTTACTTCATCGGCTCCTACTCATGGAGACATATTGAAGTATGACAGCGGGTCTAACGTTTGGTATCCATCTTCTCCGATTGCTGCCGGTGTTTCTGGTAGGTCTTATTTTGTAACAAACCCCGGCTGCATGTTCGTCGCAGAAGACATTCTCTATGTCTATAATTACGACCGACACAGCACCCGTCGTAATCTTGTGGCAATTGACCCCGCAACCAATGAAGCTACATATCAAGTGCAATGGCCACAGGATGCGTGGAATTTGTCCGGACACGTCTTCCGAAAAACAACCGACAGTTTGTTGCATTTCATTGCTAATAGCACAGTCAACCTGTACGATTATGATATTGACAATAAAATCGTAACTCGTATTACTGGTTCGGGAGCAATCTATTACGATCTTCCCGTCAAAGTCAGTTGGGCATCGGGGTCTTTGAGACCAACTATTTGGGCACTGTATGGTGGATATGCCGCAGGATCAAACGGAGATACTCCTACGCTTAATTGGAGAAAGACTTCATGGAATGGTGCAAGCTGGGTGTCAGCATATGTTTCTACTCCACTTGACATTCGTACTGTTCAAAATGGAACTGAGTATTTGAAGTTTACCAATTCATCAACTAACCCAAGCACTGCCGGTAACACTCTCATGTGGGACTACAATCAAATCAAGAAGCGTTATTACTTGATGGATACCCGCACCGGATACATGCATATCTTCACCCAAGACACGGGAGATATTGACACGCATTTTGCTGGAACTTACATCAGCTATCTCAAGACTATTGCGGTGCCATTGATCAATGGTGAAGCATGGTCCGATACTGATACCGAAAAGATTACGGTTGATTGGAATCCAGATACGGGTGAGGAGCGAGGCATTTGTTTCGTTCGTCGTGGAAACCAAAATTTGTCGGGATGTGTCACCTACATCTATTGGCCAGAGTCATAATAAGTACTCAAGTATTTACGTAAAAGACCCCAAGTTTTGTGGTCTTTTTCGTGTACGTGGTATATTTATAAGGATATGAAAGACAAATTGATTGACAAGGTTATCAGCTTCGACAAATTACTTGGATTGACGGCATTTACCATTGCTCTTGTAGCAGCATTCTTTTCCGTATATGGTATTGCTACTCTCTTTGCGGGTGCATTCGTGCTTACCACGATTATGGCATCGGCATTGGAGGTTGGAAAATTGGTCAGCGTAACGTTTTTATACCGTTACTGGACCAAGACCAAAGGCTTCTTGAAGTTCTATCTCAGCGTGGCGACGCTTGTTCTCATGCTTGTAACTTCCCTTGGTATTTTTGGATACCTTAGTGCTGCATATCAAAAGTCGGCAATTGAATTCAAGGCGGGACAAGAAAAGATTGCTTTGATTGAAGGTCAAAAGACTTATCTGACGGACAAGATTACCCAATCCCAATCACGTATCAAGACTTTGAATGACATGCGTGCTCAACAGGAAGCCCGTTTGAACACGGCATTGACCAATTCTTATTTGACTCGCAATCCTCTTCAGTTAAAACAACTCCAAGAGCAAACGGTTGAGATGATTAAGTCGGCAGACGATAATATCAAGACCGAACAGAAACGCATTCAGGATACCACCGATGAAATGCAGAAGATTGACCAGCAAGTCAATGAAATGAGATTTGCATCGGCGGGAAAGAAAGACATTCGAACCTTTCAGTTTGTGGCAGACCAGTTTGGTACTACCTTGGACAAAGTAGCCAAATGGTTCATTCTTACTTTGATATTTGTCTTTGACCCTCTTGCTGTAGCTTTGATATTGGCATACAATGTCGCTGCATATAAAAAGCAAAAAGAAGAGGAAGAACCAATTAAACAAGCTCCTGTTCAGAAACGTCAACTTATTACCAATGATGTCCAACCATCACCTGAACCCTCGACTCCTGCGGTAGATACGCCTCCAACCGACGAATCTACTACGTCAGAAAATCCTGTCGATGCAGATGTTAAGAAGTGGTTCAAGATATAATAAGTTGACAGAACGATTCGATTAGTATATCCTTACCCAATAAGGTGAAAAAAGTTTTCACTTTCATTGAGGAATCTATATGTATGGTCGGCTAGTCTTTTAGAAAAAGTGACCACAAATATGGATCAATCAGACATAAAATACGTTCTGGACCTTCTCAATGATGCAATTACAGAAAAGAATTGGGACACCGTGGAAGAAGTGCGGGAGACATTGAAAGAATTTTTGGATGTTGACGCACCTTCCGAGAAAGAATAAACCATGCTTACATTTCTCTTGATTACAGGTCTAGTTATCTCTTTAGGACTGAACGTCGCCGCTTTCATACTTGTCCGAAACCTCCTGAAGAAAATCTCAGTCTATGAGAAATGGATAGTAGAGTTCAAACAGGAAGTCATAGATTCTCTCGCATTGATGCGAGCCATTGACCAACAAGGTGTTTTTTCTACATCGGTGAATGAGCAAGGAGTTTTTGAATCGGACGATCAAGTGGGGCAAGTCTTCAAAGAGCTAACAGAAGTCATTGAGAAATTAAATGAGCGAACTCAGTGATTACTCTATGAGGAAAGCAAAAAAAGTTACATCTCGCAAAAAAGCCGCACAACAAAAAGTAAAGACAAGAGCGAAGAAGACTGTCGCACGAAAGTCTCCCAAGCAAAAGCGACATCCAAAAGTCGTTCCTGTCGTTGCTGTTTCTGTGCCAGAAGTTCCACAACCAAAGCCAAGGCAGCGTCACCGCAGAGGAACCAATGTCACACGAATGTATTTCACCCAAGAGACCGAAGACGCAATTGTTGCGTACAACGCTCAAGACAATTCGGATATTCGTGAGCAAATCTTCCGTGATAAGATTCTACAACCATTTCAAAAGCTGGTAGAAAACGTTTTCAACACCTTCAAGTTTTCTTACTTTGAAACTGGACCACAAGATGTTCAAAAAGAATGTTTGACTCATCTTGTTGCCAATATGCACAAATTTGATCCAAGTCGTGTTAGCAAAACCGACCCCACCAAGAAGACCAAAGCATATTCCTACTTCTCCATCATTGCCAAACACTATTTGATTCTTTTGAATAACACAAATTACAAGAAGTTCAATCAGAACGTGGAGATAAGCGAGGACCGGGACGAGAATACGGTTCAGTTACAACAAGACGACAAGTATTATGCCCAACAAGAAATGTCGGATTTCATACGACTTGTCATTGAGTTTTGGGAAAAGAACGTCAATAAGATTTTCACTAAGCAGAGGGATTTGAACATTGCAAATGCTGTCATTGAGTTGTTCCGAAACTCCGACCGTATTGATGCCTTCAACAAGAAAGCTCTTTACCTTTACATAAGGGAGATGGCTATGTGTAAGACCCAACAAATCACAAAGGTCATCAACAGGATGAAGCAGTATCACGACAACATCCAAAAAGCCTACTTGGAGAACGGCTGTATCAATACAGACCGCACATCCCTTTCCTGAAGGATTGTTAAATAAACTTGATTTTGAAGTATTGACCCATATTTATTTATGTGAATCATAAACTATCAAATGAAGAATTTGTTAAACGTTCTATTTTTATACATGGACAAAAATATGACTATTCTTCCACAATTTATTTGGGATGTTATAATAAAGTCAAAATTGAATGTTTATTACATGGAAAGTTTTTTCAAGCCGCATATGCTCACCTAAAAGGACAAGGATGTCCGAAATGCCGTTATTTGCGTTCGGGGTGTAATCGCATAAAATCTACGGAAAACTTTATTTTAGACGCCATTAAAATTCATGGGAACGTTTATGACTATTCGTTAGTAAAATATAAAAATGCCAAACAAAAAATTTCAATTATCTGCAAAAAGCATGGTATTTTTGAACAAACCCCCAGTTGGCATATCAATAATAAACATGGATGTCCCAAATGTAATTCCTCTCGTGGAGAAATAGTCATTCGTCAGTGGCTTGAAACCCATGCTGTTCCGTTCCAAGAACAAAAAACATTTCCGGCCTGCCGAAATCCAAAAACAGATTACCCACTCAAGTTTGATTTTTATATTTTAAGTAAGCAGATACTTATAGAGTACGATGGTGAACAGCATTTTCGCAAAATGTACCTAGGAAAGAATCACAAAAGTATAGGGGATTTGATTGAAACTCAAAAGAGAGATAAAATAAAAGATGAATATGCAAAACAGGTGGGACTTCAACTTATCCGAATTCCCTATTATGAATTCAAAAACATTCCGATTATATTGGAGGAAAAACTAAAATGAATCTTGATTTTGAAGTAGCAGATGGAAAAACATTTCGTGATCTTTGTAAAGACATTATCACTCGGTCGGAATCAAAAAAAGACCAACTCGATATTCTGTTTTCGGACGTTCGTGGTCACATCAAAAACGTCAACGATGCCGCTGTGTTTCTTCCTCGTCTCAAGGAACTTCTGGAAGTTGGAATCAAAAATGACGAGCAAATTATCAAGCTCACCGGCATTCTTCAAAAGCTACAATCCACCCAAATTGAAACTGGTAGTGACGATGGAACATTGTCCGATGCAGAAAAAGAACAGCTATTGCAAAATGTTGCCAAAGAGCACATGCGGGACATCAAGAAAACCGTAGAGACTTCGGATATTCCTAAGCCCAACATCATTGCCTAATTCCTATGTCTTATTGGAAGAACAACGCAAAGAATACCAGAACCTTAGACAACTTCGGGCTGGCAACCAGTCATACCAAAGGGAGTGGTGGGTCGTCAACTGAATTTTATGAGCGGGAATTAGGCGTGGTGTTGGACATTATTTTGGATGACAAACATCCGTTGTATCAAGCAGTAGGCAAGCTTCAAACTCAAATTGATTCCGACCGTTGGCCGGGTGATTTGGAAGATAAACCTGCTCTTCCAACCGATAAAGATTTGTCTTGGATTGGACGAGCATTGGTTCGTCCGTTGGTTTCCGAGAAGTTGACCGATAAAGATCAACTACTTTGGGCATACCCATTGGAGTCAAATGTTTCTGAGTATCCTCTTATTAACGAAACGGTGGTACTTGAAAATCACGATGGACAACTTTACTATACCCGTAAAGTTAACTATCATAACTGGCCAAACAACAATTTGGACTTCTCGGTCGAAACGGCTGCATCAGGAAGAAGCAATAACGAATTGTTTACGGACAAGCCTCTCACGGGAAGAAAAGAGTCCAAAACCAATGCTAAAGCCGATAGTGGATTTCATGGCTATGCTGGTCAGTACTTTGTAGCCAACAACAAAATTCGATCCATCAAACGATTTGAAGGAGACATGGCGATTGAAAGTCGTCATGGACAAAGCATTCATTTTACGGCGTATGATGCGAACCGTGCTAATGATGGTGGAGACCCAAGGAATAGAGACTATTTAGACGGCGGTAATCCTATGATTATCATCCGCAATCGTCAGCGTCCATTGGTAAAATCTGGACAACGATTGATTCCTCACAAACGCCTGCCAGCCATTGTTGGAACTGACCAAGAGAAGAATGTGGGCGGGGTATTGGAAGAGAATGTGAACCATGATGGGTCAACCATTGCCATAACTTCGGGGCAGACCATCAGTCAATATGTCACTACTTGTTACAAAAAGATGTTTGGTGACGGTGAAGAGACTCCAAAGTTTCAAGGCAAAACAGATTTTAAGACTCCAACGTTTAACGGAGATCAGATTGTTATCAATACTGACAGATTGGTTCTTTCCTCACGTTATGGAGAGACGCTTCACTATTCAAAAAAGCGTTATGGTATTGTGACCGACAACGAATACACGGTGGATGCTCACCAACAAATCGTTCTTACGACCAATACCAAAGCAGTCATCAATTCACCAGCCATTTATCTTGGCGAGATTGACCAAACCAACGAACCAGTCCTTTTGGGACAAACTACGGTCAGTTGGATGTATGAGCTTTGCAATTGGTTACTTGCTCACACGCACTGGTACAAACACTCGCATGTTGATGCGGGTAAGGAGTCTCCATCCACTACTCAGTTACCAGTCCAAGTTCAACAATTGATTGCATTAAGAGACAAACTACACACACTAATGAGCCGACGAGTCTTTGTTACTGGCGGGGGTCTTGCTCCCGGACAGAACGGAGGCACAATCATTGATGGAACGGCACCTGTTAAAATAAGTACCGGAAACGGTGCGGGGGTGCCGGGAGGATGGAAAGGTGAGAACTTCCGAGGCTCGTGAGGATATTTATACCTATGAAAAAGTCAGAACTCACACAACTCACACAGATAATCGAACACTTGGTCGCCCGTGAAGTGCGTAAGCAGCTTCCCGGTGTCATTGCCGAGATTTTCCAGAACGGTACTAACAAGCCCGTTATCAATGAAGTAAAAGCACCCGGAACTCCTGCTCCTGTTAACGAGGAATCCGAGCCAGAAGATTTCAGAGCATCTTTGAAAGAACTGTTTGCCGGTGCAACTCCTACGGGACTTCATGTTCCAGAGCCAGTGGTAGGTCATCCTTCACCGGCAGTAAGAACCACAAAGCAATACACGAAGAATCCTGTATTGAATCAAATTTTGAATGAGACGACTGGCAATTTGCGTAGTCGTGAACGAATGGTTGGTGCCGCAGCTATGGCAGGCGGGTATTCTATGATGCCCGCTATGGGTCCGGGAGAAATGATGCCTGAATCTGATGCAGGTTTCATGAAAGGAGTCCCCGTAATGCCGGGACCAAGTGGAGCATCAATTCCTATGGGAACCCCTCCTCCAATGATTGAAGGTCAAGAAAGCAGCCATGTGCCCGCAGGAGCGATTCCAGAAGGTATATCAGCATTGGATGTTGCCCGACAAGTGCCATTAGCTGCACCCGTAACGAAAGCTTTGACTAAGAATTACTCGGCTTTGATGAAGGCAATTGACAACAAAAAGCAAAATAAACCATTTGGAACGTAAGCTATGGCTGTCATTAAAAATACTCCCATCGGAATGAATCTCCCCATTCAAGCGGGAAACAGTGGGTATTTTGATCAGTCAACGGACAGTTTTACGGCTTTCCGAATGAATATAATCAACCTCATTCGCACAAATCCGGGGGAACGTCGTATGAATCCGACGTTTGGTTGCCGACTGTGGAACGTTGTATTTGAACCCAATGACGACTTTTTGCCCGAAAAGGTGGGTAAAATCATCAGAGAAGACATTGCAAGATGGATTCCGGGCGTAACAGTTAATTCAGTTGACGTGAAATACTTTGAAAATGACCAAAGTACTAACTTGAAAGATATTTATAAACTGTACATTGTGGTCAAATTCACGGTCGAAGCTATCAACCAGTCCGATGTCGTGGAAATTGTCCTTGATACGAACAAGGTTTAACTATGAGCATAAACGCAAAATATATTGCTGAAAAAATCAAGGAAAAAGTTCCTTTGAATTCTGTCTGTCTTGTCGGATATGATGCTATTGGTAAGTATTACGATCCATTAACTTTTGAAATGGTACATGGACAACATAAAGGATCATTGCGTAATCCATCATATGAACGACTAAAAGAAATCGAAGCAAGTAAATTTGGGTTTGAAAAATGTACCACAGATGAGAGTGGCAAGTTTTTAAGGTTTACAAGAATTTCTTTTTATGATTTTGATCTCAATAAATCCGTACATATTTCATTGATATGAAATGGCAAAAAAACTGTTCTGCGTGTAATAAATTGCAAACATATGCAAGTTATAACGGACTGTACACTGCTATGAAGGAGAATAGGGTATGTAAATCCTGTTGTAAAATTGGAAAACAATTTTCCGAGGAACATAAGCAAAAATTGAAAATGAATAAAGTTGGAGTTAAACATACGGTCGAACATGTTAAACATAATTCCGACGCTCAAATACTAAGATTTTCATCCAAGTTAGAGAGAAAAAAGATTTCAATTGCAACTAAAAAAGCCCTTCGGTCTCCTGACATTCGTAAAAAACATATTATTGCATTGTCTCGGACACGTTGGCTAGGCAAATCATTCGATAATGGTCAATTAGAACTTTTGGAAAAGTGGAACAAGTTGGGGTTTCAATTCCAACCGAACTATCAACTTCATACCGATGATTTTTTGGGATATGTTGATGGCTATGATCCCGTGAATAAGGTTGTTTTGGAATATGATGGAAAGTATCATCAAAAACCAAGTCAAAAAATACGAGATTTGGCTCGTCAAAAAACGATTATTAACATTCTAAAGCCGAAGATGTTTTGGAGATATGATGCGGTCAACAAACGATGGTCAAACGTAATTTGAAATATGGCGACAACTACACAGAAAAGTTTTGCTCCAAACAGCAAAGAAATCAGATATTTGAACAGAGACTTCTCCCAATTGAAGGAGGCTCTGATCAATTTCTCGAAGACTTACTTCCCAAACACCTATAAGGACTTTTCTCCTGCCGCTCCCGGCATGATGTTCATTGAACAAGCCGCTTATGTTGGTGACGTGCTTGGATATTACACTGACTATGCTTTTAAGGAAAGTATTTTGACCAGTGCCACGGAACGCCGAAACATTATCAACATGGCTCGTTACTTGGGATACAAAGTAAAACCATCACGAGCATCAACTGGTGCGGTTAATCTCTATCAACTTTGTCCGTCCACAACTGATGGAGCGGGAAGTTACTTTCCAGATACAAACTACATGTTGTTGGTCAAAGAGAACACTCAGTTCTCCAACAATGCAGGTTCGTATTACGTTCTTAACCAAGCCGTAGATTTTGCTATCAGTTCCTCGGTCTCTCCTAGAATTGAAAGTGTCTATTCACGAAATGTGGATGGCACTCCAGAATTTTTCCTTTTGCAAAAGGGAGGAATGGTTTCTTCGGGACAGATTGTGACTAAGGAAGTTGTTGTTACCACTCCAACTCCGTTCTTTCAAATCACATTGGATGAACCAAATGTTCTAAACGTATTGGACATTGTGGACTCCGACAACAATAAGTGGTATGAAGTAGATTTCTTGGCACAGGAACTCGTTCCTATCGCAATCCCAAATGACGCAGAGTTTGAAGGTTCTCTCAATCAGTTCAAGGATTCGGTGCCATACATTTTGAAGTATTTGAAGACTTCAAGGAGATTCATTACTTTGGTGGACGAGAACAACGACACCACAATTCAGTTTGGGGCAGGAACAAATGGCATTGACGACGAGATTGTCACGTTTGATTCCACTCTGATTGGAATTGGTCTTACAAATGCAAGCCGAGTCAACGTTCCGCTCGATCCAAGTAACTTCTTGAAGAATGAGAACTATGGAATTGCTCCATACAGCACTACGCTGAAAATTCGTTATGTGATTGGTGGAGGACTTCAATCCAACTGTCAATCAAACGAAATTCGTTCGGTAGTGTCGGCAGATTTCGACAACCCATCGGAAGGATTGCTCCCCGAACAGGTGGACTTGCTGAATACTGTAAAGAACTCTTTGCAAGTATCTAATCCATCTACATGTGTGGGAGGAAAGGACAGTGAGACCGATGAAGAGATTAAGCTGAATGCGATGGCAAACTTCGCCGCACAAAATAGAACCGTGACTCAGAACGATTATCTGGTTCGTGTCTATTCTTTGCCGGGACGATTTGGTTCCATTGCCAAGGCACAAGTCATTGCCGACACAAGCTTGGAAGTTGGAGTCAACAAGATTTTGGTTGGAACGGTTGACCAGAACAACGTGGGAACGGTCATTGACAACAGCAATAATAACTACTTCCGCAAGCTTGCGTTTGATGTTACCAATCCATTTGCAATCAATGTCTATTTGCTATCATTTGATGCAGATAAGAAGCTTATTCAGCCAAACGAAGCGTTGATTTCCAATTTGATGACTTATCTCAAACAGTCCAAAATCATGACCGATGGTATCAACGTCATTGACGGATACATCATCAACATTGGAGTGGACTTTACAATCACGGTGTATAAGGGATTCAACAAGAAGGACGTATTGCTTACGTGTATCCAAGCCGTGCAGAATTTCTTCAACATTGACAATTGGAACTTCTCTCAGCCCATCAATCTGAGCCAATTGCAACTTGAAATTGCCAAGGTGGATGGAGTTCAGTCTGTAATTTCTTTGACTATCTCAAACAAGACCGCACTGGCAGGCAATTATTCCTCCGTGGAATATGACATTGAATCCGCAACTAAGAATGGAATTATCTACCCATCGGTTGATCCTTCCATCTTTGAAGTGAAGTATCCTGACAGCGACATCAAAGCCAGTGTGATGTGAAATATCCTAACAAAGCAAACTTGGCATATTTATAGACATATGATTAAGTTAAAGTCACTTCTCTTGGAGGGGGACGATCCTATTATTGAGAAGTTTATATCATTACTTCCGAAATATGGATTGGAATACCATGCTCCATTAGAGTCCAAACATTCGTTTGAATGGAGGGGATCAATATACCCGACCGTGACAGATACCTCTCATACTGTAAAAGTTGGATTGGATAGAACTGATATATTTGGAAGAGAGGGTAATGTATGGGTCGGAGACCCAAGCCGTCCTATATTAAATGGGTATGTTATTCAAGCAATTGTAACTGACCCCGAACACCGTGGAAAAGGAAAAGCAAAAGAAGCACTGAAATCCATGCTTGCAGCGGCAGATGAAGCGGGGGTTTTATTGAAGTTAGAGCCAGTTCCTATGAAGGATTTTATAAAAAAAGGAGAAAAGAAAATGTCTCAGTCTCAACTACAAAAATGGTATTCTAAATATGGGTTTGAGAAATCAAAAGATGCAAATATCATGACTCGTTTGCCAAAGAAACTTTAATATGAATAGGTATCAATTATATTATCAGAATAATAAAGAGCGTGAAAAAGAACGTAAACGTCTTTATTATCAACGGAATAAAAAACGAGTTCTTATGTCTTGTAAAAAGTGGCAAGATAAAAATAAGAACAGTATTTCTATTTATAATGCCGATAGATATTCTAAGAAAAAAGAACACATCTTGGAAACCTGTCGGAAATACAGAATTGTAAATGAAGCAGAGGTTCGTAATAGATATTTGAAAAGATATGGAAGTATTAAGTATAGAAATTACCATAAACAATATACAAAAAACAAATATCATACAGACCCTATCTACAAGATAATGTCTTTGCATAGAACACGATTACGCTATGCTTTGAAATCTCAGTCGGCGAAAAAATTAGTAAATCATTCCGTAGAATTATTTGGATGTAATCCGTCCGAATTAAAATTTCATATTGAGAATCAACTGAAACCGGAGTGGACATGGGAAACCCACGGGATATTGTGGCATATCGACCACATAAAACCGCTTAGTAAATTTGATCTGACTAATGAAATAGAACAGAAAAAGGCATTTCATTATACAAATTTACAACCGTTGTCAAAAGAAGATAATCTTAGAAAACATAATTACTTTCAAGAGGATTAAGACGATGCATCACTTTATCTATCCAGCCAAAGACACCTACATAACCAATCGGGAAGGATTGGATGATAAGAATTTTGGTATTGACGAAATTCTTCAGGTTGGAACTTCCAACGTTGCTGTAAGAACCCGCAGCGAGACGCAGACCTTTTCCTACACCAACGCCATTTTCAATCAGAGCGTAACTTACTTTACGGGGTTCTTTACTGGTTCATTCACGGGCACAGTAGCCGACATCAACGGAAGCATTTCGGGAAGTGGAATCGCATTCAGTGCATCTTTCTTCAGTGGTTCAGTAGATGGAACGGGATCGGTAGGAAGTGGAAGTTTTGGAGGCCCCGCCTCTGGAAGTGCCATTATTGGAGTGATTTCTGGCTCGTTTATTGCCGTGGATTCGGTCGGATTGTTTACGGGAACAATGACTGGTTCGATTGGATGCCTATACGGAACGGGGTCGGGAATTGATATAAGGAACACTCCAAACTGGATTACAGCCGATGCCAAGTTTGTTGATCGCTCCTTGCTTCAGTTTGATTTGGATGCAATTTCGGCATCTATTGCGAACGGAGCTATCGGCTCTCCACAATTTTTCCTGCGACTCAAGGTCTGCAACGAATTTGAGCTTCCAATCACTTACCACGTCTATGCTCTCCCGGTAAGTCAGAGTTGGAACATGGGTAATGGATACCTCTCAGATGGAGGTTCTGATACCGGCGTAAGCTGGTTGTTCCGTGACAACAATGAAGGAACGGAATGGTACACGGCTTCGGTCAGCGGAGTTCGCCCAGCAATCAACTTTATCGCAGACCCAACGCTGGTAACTGCTTCATTTGGATATGGCGGCGGAACATTCTATACCTCTAGCTGGTGCTCTCAAAGCTTCAACTATGAAACATCCGACATCAACATGGATGTCACCCCAATGGTATTGGCATGGTTGAGCGGAAGTATTCCAAACCAAGGATTGTTGCTCGTCCATTCGGATGAAATGCAATCAACGGGTTCGGGATTCACTCTGAAGTTCTTCAGCAAAGACACCAACACCATCTATTCTCCTCACCTTGATGTGATGTGGGACGATGTGTCTGGAACGTATTCCACCGGAAGCTTCACGACTTCCAGTGTCACCATCACGACAATCAATTCAGGAATCACGGCGTCTGTTCAAAGTGGATCAACCTTCTGGATTGCGGGAGGCATTAGTGGAAGTTTCTCCGCAAGTGCTATATTGACCTTTACTCAAAACTTCTCGGCAAGCGTTCTTTGGCCGGAACTTTCGGCAAGTGGATTTGTTGCCGGGGCGGGACTGTCGGGCAACATTAACCATCTTCCTGTCTTTGGATTTGTTTCTGCATCTGTGTCGGGGTCTGCTTCTTTGGTTACAGGACCGTGCGGAAATTCGTTTTATGCTCAGGCTTCGTCGGGTTCTTTCTATGATGGAATCTGGAGTGGAAGCATGTTTTGGGCATACTATGTTGACCACAAATTTGAAAACGCTTTCCTTACTGGTTCTTGGACTCCCGAAGCTTTGTATGGAGCACAAGTCCTCATTGCAATTCCATCGGGAATTGACCCATATGCTTATGCCCATGTGAGCGGATTGTATGTCAATGGAACCGCCTTGGGAACCTATCAACTTTCTGGTTCAACCAGTGCAAGTTTCAGTGGACAATTCATTGACGGAAATCTGGTTGGTGGAGTGTTGAATCTCCAACTCAGCGGAAGCGTTTACAGTTCATCGTTTTCATACACGAGCAGCGTTGAAATTTCATCCAGCTTCTTCAACGGATTGAACACCGGACGCCCATTCACAGTGACGCTTTTCAACGTCCATCCAACCTACAAGGCGGGAGACATTGCTCAGTTCAACGTGTTCGGACGAAAGCAATTCCCACTCAAATACTTCGGAAAATCGACTCAACAAGAGCAATACCTTATTCCCGAAGTCTTGCCAACGTCGTCTTATTATGCCCTGAAAGACAACGAGACCGGCGAAATTATCATGAACTTTGATAATTATACTCGGATAGGCTGTAAGTACCCAGAAGGCAACTATTTTGTAATTGATACAACAAGTTTGCCACAAGAGAGGTACTACAGAGTACTTATTCGTGTAGATGACGGTCAGTCAATTTACACAATTGACACTGGCAAGACATTCAAAGTGGTAAGGTAATATGAGCGATTTTTCGCAGCAGATTCAGAATTCCGAAATAGTGGATACAATCCAGCATCATAAAAATTGCCCAAAATGCAATTCAACTATGATATATTCTTCGTCGGATTCGTTATCCAATTCAATCCGAAACAATCGAGAATGTCGCTCATGTTCCAAAAAAGGACTTCCAAATGGTAGATTAGGTAAAAAATATACATTGGAAACTCGAATGAAAATGAGTTTAGCAGCAAAAAATAAACCTCCCGTTTCTAATGAAACACGGAGAAAATTATCCGAGGCTTGGAAAAATAGAAGTGTTTCATTGGAAACAAAGAAAAAGATGTCGGAGTCATTTAAGGGAAGAAAATTTTCAAATGAACATAAATTAAAATTATCAGTATCTAATTCAGGAAAGACTCGAAGCGACTATACTAAATATAAAATTAGACTTGCCACAATTGCTGATTTACAAAGAAAAGGAATAGTTGGAGTTTCAAAAAATCATAATCCAATTGCATGTAAATTTATTGATGAATTAAACAAAATAAATGGATGGAATCTTCAACATGCACAAAATGGTGGAGAAGTTGAACTGTATGGATATTTTGTTGATGGATATGATAAACAACGAAATATCATATTTGAGTATGACGAGCCAGAACATTATCGGGGATATAAACACCGCCGGGACTTAATTCGTCAAGAAAATCTTTTAAGAGAAGTGACACCATCGTTATTTCTTAGATACGATGAGAAAAACAACAAACTATATGAGGTTAAATAATATGTCAAACTTCTCACAAGAAATTCAAGATTTCAAAAGGTATGGGGATTACGAATACAAATTCGATAGCGTTGGGAATCTGACTTTCAATAGCTCCTCCACGGACTTCAGCCGAGTCTATCTCGCTTTCCCACTCTCCAATGTCTTTTATAATAACGACAAAATCAAGACATTTTTTAACGTCCAATTTGAGGAGTTTGTTCCTCAGTCGCTAACGTCATCGGTTGATACCACGGTTGCTTTACAAGAGCAACTTCAGAACATTCAACAAGAAAACATTACGTTGAAGACACAGTTGGATAGTCTGGTTGCTCAAACAGAAGACAGCGGTTCGGTTGCCGACCAAATGGCAATTAAGCAAGTTATCTTTGAATTGAGGAAAGCATTGGGTGAAGGACGTGTTGAGTCTGACTTTTCGGACACGTTCCCCTATACTGCAATTAGAAAGCCTAAGAAGTAAACATGGAATTCAATTCATATCCATTAGTAGCACAAAGCACTTCGAGCTTGAATACGGGTTCTTACCTTAACAGAACTCAGTACACTCTCTTTGTCAATGGATATGTGCCAGATTTGTGGTTCGGATTCTCCGCAAATGACGTGATTGAGTTTGGTGTTTGGGACCGTGAAAACAATTTCGTTGGATGGAATGTTCTCAACCAATCAAAGAGCTTCAATGCCATCACGCTTTCATATCTCAATACTCTTGACTTTCCAGTTACATATTCTTACGAAGAACTCCTCAGCGATTTCACTCTCTATAAGAACGCCAAGGTTCTTGTAAACCCTGCGGAAGAGTTGAAACAAGCCACTGGCTTGGAAGAAGGAAGTTTCTTCTTTGCTTACAATTTCACACGAGAGATGGCGGGAAATATCAATAGCCCTCTCATCATCAAGGAAATTTCTCCGTCTCGTAAAGAACTCAAACTCGTTCCATTGAGCGGATCAACGGCAGCATATGATGCATTCTGCCGAAAGAAAGTCTTGTTGAGGGATGTATCCCCACTTTACTTACAGTCTGTCAAGAGTTGCCCATATGAACAAATCTACACTCGTGTAGCTCCTTCATATGTAAACGAAATCAATACAATCAAGTCGGTGTTCTTCTTGAATACAGACGGAGCGATGCTTACCTTTTTGAAGCATTTGTATGAGGATTTCATCATTTTCACCACGGTTCCACGAGTAGTTGGAAATCAAGTAACAAGTAGCAATGATCGTCTGATTCGCATTCAAGGTATCCAGACCTACTTCAATAACTTCTTGTTGTCCAACTCCAACAATGTCTTTGACTTCTCAAATGTTGACACTCATTTCAATGGATTTGTGTCGGCATCTATTGAAAGAAAGTTTGCTCCAATCGGTCCCCATCCATCTGAGCAGTATGTCAAAGCCAAGGCGTTTGTGTATGACTTCTTTACGAAGTTCTTCTACCAACCAATCTCCGACACCCTTTCTCAGACATACAACGACAAATACTATTCGTATCTGAAGAACGGATTAAATTTTGGAAACAACCGAGTTCTTCAGATTTTGGACACGGGATTGATGGATGAACGTCAATCTCCAAACGATCCTTTGACGTTGTTGGCGAAGCTTCCAGATGAGCTTCCAAATGACATTATGGCACAGACCCATTGTTGGGTCTCCAACATTTCGTTGGCACCATATGTTGTAAACACCATTGTAAGAACTCCCGACAGTAAGGTGGTTCATAAGATCGGTGCCCCAAATTTCTCGCTCCCAATCCCGAATGTTAGCTTAACTAACACCAACATTGCTTACACCGCAGCAGATTTGCAACACGACGATGAAATCAACCGTGAGTTGATCATCAGTAAGAATCTGACTGAGTTGAATGTTGACTATACCGATTTCCAAAATTTCGTGGTGTTTTCTTCTGCCGAGCTACGCCTCAAAATCTTCAAGAACAAAGCCATAAACTTGACGGCTATGAGTTCTTCGGTGAGGTCGTTGGATGTCAAAAACGATCAGTTCTTGATCGCCAGTGGAAGCACGTATCCTTTCTACAACCAAGAACGAGAGAACATTCAAGTACAGATAGATGACATCGTTAAGTCGTTTGATGGATATGAATCCTATCTCTACAGGAGTGGTCTTTACGAGTATTCAGGCAGCGGATTCGTTAGTTCCAGCTATGTGACGGAGAATGATGTATCCGCCAGTGCATATGATAAGAACAACCGAGACAGTTTGATTAACAACTGTCCCGAACACATTCTGACCGATTCGAGGAACGATGACTATATCATTTTCTTGGGTATGGTGGGTCATTTCTTTGATGGAATCTATGCCTATGTCGCAAATCTTCCATCAGAAAAGAAGTTTGGACAATCTTCCACAGAAGAGTTCACTCGTCGTGTTGTTGATTACATGCTTGAAACGTTCGGATGGACTCTGGACGATTCGTTGGAACAAGCCAACCTGATCAACAACTACTTGACCGAAGCACAAGATTCGTCATTGGGTCAAATGTCGGCGGAAGAACGACTAAAAACCGTTCGCAATCGTATCTTTTCAAACCTTCCACAAATCTTCAAGACGAAGGGAACCGAAGAGTCAGTAAGGTTGTTGTTGGCTTGCTATGGCATCCCATCGGTGCTTTTGAGTGTGCGTGAATATGGTGGAGTTAACTATACAGATGACGCCGCAGCATACACCACATATGAGAGAACTTACATGTATCAGTGGGATACGTCGTCCATTTACGATACATTTCGAGTACCCGCACCGTCCAATGCCAAGACCTATTTGGCAAAGCTGTCCATAGATAGCTCCGAGCCATACACCTATGGAAGAGAGCAAATCTTGTTTGGACGTGTTTCGGGATCGGCAGTGTCTTCATCGGTTTCGGGGTCGGGCGATTGGGCAGTTGGCTTCCAAAGAGTGCCCCGCCAGAACTCAGCAAAGGTATTTTTCCGAATTGGATATAAAGGTGCGGAGCAGTTTTCCATAACAAGTTCCGAGTTCCCTCTCTTTGATGGAAACGTGTATAGCGTCATGCTAAGGAGAAATCTTCCCTCGGAAGAATTCCAAGATTCAAGCAATGTTGACGCTGTTCCATGCCGATACGACTTGTATGTTCAACGAAACGAGTTCGGTCGCCGAGCGGTTTCTATTACTTCAAGCAAGGTATGTTACACGGCTTCTGTTAACCAACTGTTTGATGTAAGCCCAACAAGTTTCTACATGATGATTGGTGGTTGGTTTGCCTACCACAATGGTCAAGGATATACTGGAACGATGGACAAGTGGCAGATGTGGTATGATCCTATTACGAATGGAAACTTTGAGGATTATGTCAACAACATCAATTCCTACAGCTTCAGTGGGTCTCGCTCGCCCGAACAATCCTTGTTGTTCCGTATGCATACAGATTATCCATTTGACCTGCGTCAAGTGGAATCTGGCTCTCCAATCCCATCAAATTACCCCGGATTAAGTGGAACTGCTATGGGATGGCTAGGTGAGTGGAGAAACGCAAACACCTACTATGCAATAAGCTCTTCCACGAAGCTTGACAACGTGTTTGGACTTTTGTATGCCCCATCGGTTGACATAGCCGTGAGCCAAAATTCTTGGCATGGAGCACAAAAACTGGTGTATGTGTCTGAATCTTGTGAATATGTTTCACAATCAACATACCCCTTCCAGTTCAAAGTAATTGATTACCCAAGCACTCTTGGAACATCTCGTTATGGTCCAAACAAATTCCGTAACGAGAAGATTCGTCACGTTTCTCAGTCCGTAGCAACTCGCTTTGATGACAAAGCTCGCTCAACATTTGTGCCACGAAACAGCACGGCACCAGATTCCAACCAAGTTGGATTCTTTGTTGACCCACAAGATTTCAAGAACAAAGACATCGTTCGTTTCTTTGGTAACTATGACTTCATGGATGCCATCGGAAACCCTGTCAACCAGTTTTCTGGAAGTTATGATGCTCTTCGTGCATTCCGTGCTACCTATGCAAACAGCAAAAATGAGTACAGCGGAAGCCGAACCTTGTTCAATGAGTTGATGATTCTGTATAAGTTCTATTTCAATCGTTCCATCTTTGAAGCGATTAAGAACTTGACCCCGGCTCGTTCCAATACCCTTGTGGGGGTGATTGTTGAACCTACTATTTTGGAACGTCCGAAGTATCAATCCAAGCCAGTTTTTGGAGAAACAAATACTGATTCGGTGTTTTACGCAGACATCACAGCATCTCGCTATTTCCGTGACCCAAACACCAAACTCGTGCGACTGAGCATGAATCTTGAGTACACAGAGTTTAATTTGGTCACTTCTTCTCTGACTCAGTTTGATGCTTCAAGTCTTCCAAATAACCTGACAATGGATGTTGATGTGAGATACATCAATTTGCCAAGTGCAACATATCCAGTCAATTATTTGCCACAAGGAACCTATGTCAGCGACGTTCCTGACCAGTTTCAACTCGGTCATTATGGTTCGTCGGAACTATTGAGTTCTCCTGTGGTTATTCCTCCCGGACCTGTATCGGCAAGCTTTGATGCAACTCCTTTGGATGGTATCAAGCCGCTGAACGTTGAGTTTATCAATTTGAGTATTGGTGCAACGGACTACAATTGGGACTTCGGAGATGGAACTCAAAGCCTAGCCGTCAATCCAATTCACGTCTTTGCTAACACTGGTTCTTACACCATTAGGCTCGGAGCTACTGGTAGTGGTGGATATGACACTCTGACGAGAAATGCATTCATTACGGTAAGCGATCCAACCATTGCTTGTACGTCTTTGTCTAGGTCTTACAACTATACGACCACTCACTCGGTTACAGATTTCGTTACCCTCGGCACCGATACTGGAATCGTGAAATTGGTTTACGCTGCTGGCGGCGTGTCTGATAGATACGTAATCAATTGGAACGGAATTACCGTGGTTGATACTGGATTGCAGCTTGGAAGTGGAAGTGCATACTTCAACAAGACTTCTGCATATCCAATTACTGCATCTATCACCGTGAGCACCACGACGGGTGGAGCAAGCGGAGGAAGCTTCCAGATTCAGTGCCCAACAAATACAATTGCTTGTGTGGCATTGTCAGCTAGTTATAGTGGAATTGATGTTGGAGACCCATTGGAACACGATATTATCCTCGGAACTGGAACGGGAATCGTCACTTTGAATTACGCCGCAGGCGGCATTGCAGACAAGTATGTCATCAAGTGGAATGGTGTGACAATGATCAACACTGGATTCCATACGGGAACCGGAAGCTATATCTTTGTCAAAAATACGGCATTCCCACCAACGGCAAGCTTGACCATCTACGCAGCTTCAAACGGCAGTGGTGGTGGAGTCAGTGTTTCATGCCCGACATAATGATATGATAACAAATGGACAAATACCGTTTGATATGAACCTTCAGACACATCCGTCTGGTTCTAAGTCATACTATTTGATCAAACGGTGGAAGAAGTACAGCATCTACTCAAAAAGTGGATCGTGGGATAGAACCGAAAATCCCAATACAAACTTCTATGCCACGGCATCTGTTTTTTTGTATGATTATGTTTTGGTAACGGACACTTGGTTCAACGAGTCCGTCTATACCGCTTCATTCGTGGATGGAACTATCGGAAGCCCCGGCTCTGAAACCGGCTCCACCGATGACCTTTGGATGCATTACGCAAACACTTGGAGGAACAGTCCAAATGCAACCGTGAATAATTATACAATGCCAGTCACCTACAATGGTTTGCGGCATGTTACGGTGGACACCAAGATATTCTCGGAAGTTACAGAGTATTTTGAACTTGCGTCTGGATACCCACGAAATCACTTTACCCACAAAAGAGACCTGTTTTCTCTGTATAACCTTGTCACGTACGGAATACGTAATGGGGCAGTTACATCAGGGTCATATAGACGAAATCAACAAACAATTGACTCAACTGTAGGTCTGGATGGACTGACAGACGGTACTCCGCCGGTACAATCGGTGCAGGTTGGAAATCTCAACTTGATCCAAACAGATAACGTAATAAACCACTAAAAAAGGACTCGGCGGTGATACTTATTAGTTGAGCCTCTTTTATAAAAACTTATGGCATACATAGACAATCAAACCATCACGGTTGATGCAGTTCTGACAAGAAAAGGACGTGAACTTCTTGCCAAAACCGGCAATCTGAACATCACATCGTTTTCCTTGGCAGATGACGAGATCGACTATACCCTGTACGATCCAAATCATCCGAACGGAAGTGCCTTCTATGACATCGCCCTTCGTAACACGCCTGTCTTTGAGCCATTGACCGATGAAACTCAAGTCATGAAATACAAGCTGGTGACACTCAATCAAGGAGTCACGTCCATTCCCGTTATCAGCATTGCTCAAGACAAGATTTTGGTTACTCGTGATTACACGGGTGACATTATCATCAGCCCATCGACCAATCCAGCATATAATCTTCAAGCTGGTTACACTGCAATTCTCGGCAACAAAAATGTGGGCACACTGATTGTTCAACAGACGAATTCCATCAATGCTGTTTCCAACACGATTCCAACTTTCGCCGGTGACATCAACACCACGAGTGCTCAAGTAGTTGTTGGTAATACATTCCGATTCGTTCCGAACAGCAGCTTGGGAAAGACAACTACGACCAATCTGACTATCATTGGAAATGAATCCGGTGGAAGCATCTCTATTGAAGTGACCGTAACTGTTCCACCTTCTTCCGCATAACAACGTATGATATTCAACCAATTTGACCCCAATCAAGACATTGTAGCAGGACGCACAACTCGTGTCGCCAGCGGCTATTGGCCAAGTGGACTTACGGCACACAGCGAATCCTTTTTCGTAGATGACTTCTGGTCTTTGACTGGCTCGGTTGGTACTCCATCATACGGAACATCGGTTTATGACGTTCGTCGAACAATGTATTACGTCAACGTCTATCCCGACAACACATTCTTCCTGAACAATGATCCATATTTCTCCGTGACCTATGGAAACATTGCGGGAAATTTGGGAAGCGGCTCGTTTGCATTGGAATCTGCAAGTATTCAGACTTCCCCAACCAAAGCAATTTACACCCAATATAAGAACATGCTCCTTGGTTCTTCGGACCTTGATGGTATGTTTACTATGCAAAGTGGAAGCACCACGGTTTCTGCTACTGATATTTGGGTTGTGTCGTTTTCTGCCTTCAAGATGAAGGACAAGATTGATGAAGGATTGATTGAACTCTCGTTCAGCGGCTCTAGTGGAAGCTTCTCTTTCATTGACAACTCGTCATATCTAAGCCAGACCCAAACGGTATATCAATTGATTGCCGGAACGTTGTCAAGTCCTCCTGCGACTCCAACCTATGAAGGTCTTGGATTGTTTTATCCAGCCAACGGAGTACTCGTTTTCAACGCAGAACTGTTGGCAAGGAAGCTCGGCATTACTTCGACCGTGGGTGTCAATCCCGGCTCTGGTGGTCCCGCAGCAGATGGTTCATGGACCTATAATCCGGGTCTTGAGTCCACGAGTTCATTTACCTATAACCACAAGACTCTGGTAGAATCCATGAAGCTTACGACTACGACCATGAATGTTCGTAGGAGTGAGTTTGTTCCTTCGAGACACTATTTCATTCGTGTCAAGAATCGTGATTTCAACTATAGCAATAACCCAACCTACGTGTTTGATGGTACGGATGGCGTTCACGCCAAGGGCACAATTCGCAATGCGGACTTTGTGACCGATCCAAAAACCTACATCACGACAGTCGGGTTGTACAATGATAACAACGAACTCGTCGCTGTAGCAAAATTGAGCCGACCATCCGTCAAGTCATTTGATTCTGAATTACTTATAAAAATTCGCCTTGATTTTTGACACAGAGATGTTTGTCAAACTTCGTATAAAATATGATATTGAATATGAGATACTCATAAAACTGAAAATAGATAGTGTTTGAAGATGTCACTCAATACTTATGGTGTATATGAGTGACATTTTTATTTGTAAGCATTGTGGTAAAGAGATGGGCATCAAGCAATTTGGTCGTCATCTTTGGAAAATTCATCAACAAAAATATGAAGATTATGTGAAAGATAATCTTCATGATTTTAGACATTTAGGATGGAAGAATTGTTTGGAATGTAATGAAGTATTCAAAGGAACATCTGATAAATGTGGTAAATGTTATACAAAAAATCACAAAATAAAAGAAGATCAATATATTCAATGTAAAAATTGTCAAGAAAAAATTCATTCCAAGGTGTTTTCTCAACATTTGAAAGTTTATCATAACATTGAGTTTAGAACTTATGTAAAAGATAATCTGAATGATTTTAAGAAATTTGGATGGTGTAATTGTGTTATTTGTGGGAATGTTACTAAAAAACAAGGAGATAAACAAGAAACTACGTGTTCCGAAAAATGTTTATCTGAATATAGAAAAACATTAGTGGGGGAAAAATCCGCAAGATATGGGGCGTTATTATCTGATAAAACCAAAGAAAAAATATCAGTTTCTCAGATAAAAAGATTTATAAATCCAGAAAATCATCCTTTTTATGGTAAACATCATAAGCAGGAGTCCAAAGAAAAAATATCACATACGAGAATAGAACTTGGATTGTCGAAGGGTAAAAATAACCCTATGTATGGAAAGACACATACTCCTGAAGCGATTGCTAAGATATTTTCCCATCGTAAGATGAATAAATTAGAGGCATTGGTAGCCGAACAATTTGATAAGGCATTTATACCGTATCATTTTCAGTATTTCATAAATGAAAATGGAGTTTGTAAGTCATATGATTTCAAAATTGATGGGAAGCCACTTATTATTGAAGTAGATGGAGATTTTTGGCATGGGAATCCTAACCATCCCAATCCGTATAATAAATCAGATACAGTTAGAGAAAACGATAGGGTTAAAGATGAGTTAGCTAAAAAAAGAGGATTTCAGGTTATTCGTCTATGGGAATCGGACATCAAGAAAGACCCGTCAATAGTCCTTAAATACGTATTGTGAGGATATTTATAGATGTGCCATGATCAAACACATAAATCATCAAAACTTTCAGACGACGCCCTTCGTTGCGGCTAAGTATTGGCGTCTATTCAATACTGAAAGTGATGATTTAGTCATTCTTGAACCCACAGGTTCCGAGGACACGGTTGCCCTCGAATTCATAGATTACAGCACCAACGTTCCCTTTGTAAATTCGGAATGTAGCATTGCACTTGAACAACAAGGCAATGACCGAATTGTATATCAAGAAGCTCAAACTGGTTCGGGAACCTTCTATCCCGAAAGCGAAGCTACCAACATAGACGGAACTTTCAAGCGGTTGGTACATACCCAAGTCAAATCCACCTTTTATAATAAGTTCAATAATCCCACTCAAATTTTTGGGGTGGAATATATTGATTTTCCGTTAGGTAGAACCTTCCGAGACCTTTCTGATTTTGCCCGCATTTTTACCATCCCAAGAGACATCTTTGGTGAGCGGGTCATAGAAAATACGGTTCGTTTGATGGATAACTCGTTGGATGACAATGTAAACATCCAAGACGATGGTTATCAAAACCTTATTGCCACTGCCAATTTATTCTCGAAAGTTCAAGAAGTTCGGTCGTTTGGCAATATAATTATGTCTGGAACATCCAGCTTTGAATGTTTCAATGAACATGTTTCGACGAACGGATATGATGAGGCAAAAGTAACATCAATTGGTTTCTTGTTCGGATCGATAACTGATTTTAGTAACTTAGAGGAAAACTCTGCTAACTACACGGCTTTCTATACTGGAAGCTTGCAGTTGGGAATTATTACTTCAAGTGTCGATGAAACTGGTTCTAATATTTTGGCATTTTACACTGGTTCATTGATCGATGAAGTCGTATCTTCATCGGCAAATAAAGAAACCGGATCAGCGGCAGCTACATTTTACACTGGTTCATTGTTTGATGAAGTATTGACAGGTTCTATCCAATCGTTTGGAATTGGAACTGGTTCATTGAGCTTTGGATTCTTGACGGGTTCTACATTTAATGAATTTGAAACCGCATCTAGGG